AAAAGTCACTTTATCATTAGGTGGATGGACCGTCGACATGAACCGCTCCCTTGAGGAGCTAGTTCAGGTTCTATATAAAGGCGCCGTTTCTGTTTCCCCACCTACGGCGGGAAAACAGTTTGGCATCTCTTTAGAACAGGTCATTCCCACGATGTGGGAACTCATACCCTATTCCTTCCTGGTGGATTACTTCTCCAGTATTGGCGATGTAATCAATGCGAATGCGTGGAATGGAGCTGGAGTCCGTTGGTGTGAAAAGGGTACGTTAAAGCAGAGTAAAAATACTTTGCTTCTTTCGAACCCTAATGTCATACCAATTAACCCTGCTACAGGCTACACACTCACAAACCCAGTCGGTCGCGCTGTTCCTTCTGAATCAATATCCCGGCGCTTAGTCGAGAGAACCGCATACTATGGGCCTTGGTCACCATCTCTGGTGTTCAGGCTACCTATAGGGCCAATGAAATGGCTTAATATGATTGCTCTCTCTAAACTTCACATCGGGGCCTCACGTTCTGTGTATCCTGGGCATCCCGCTCAGAACCTCAGAATCTAACCCTCTTTCATCAAAGGTAGATATTACATGCGCAATCTAGCACATGATCTTCGTCTCTGCACCTGGTCGCCAGATGCGAGCATTACAGGCGGATCGGTAACTGGACTCACTTCACCTACGTTCACGCAGGTGGATGATACAGCACCAGTCATAAACGCTAAGCAAAAGACTGTTACCGCCTTAGGCGGTACGCAGACTGGAGCAACAGCAAACACCACGGATAAGCCATTCACAGCAACGTTCTACAAGCCAGCAGTCCTAAAAGCTCTGCCAGCTGCGAACCCTGTGACGGGTCTTCGTGGGTCTGTACCTACTAACCAATACAAGTTGATCATCCGTAAGGGTGGTCTTGTTGCACTTGGTGTCCCTGCTACCATTGTTGGTCGTCTGACCATCGATGTGCCAGCGGGGATGGAATCGTACGAACCTGTCCAGATCCAAGCCTTCGTTTCTTATTTGGTCGGTCTTCTCAACGAAGAGTCGAACGACCTGTCGGAAACGTTAGTCACGAGTGTACTCTAAACTTTCCGTTTAGATACATTATGATCTGGTCCATCTTTATCATTGTCGTGATCTACGATAGTGAGAAAGTGGTTGAAGTCGCTAAGATCATCTTAGTACTTCTATAGCGTTTCGATTCCTATGTAAGGTACAATTTATGACAATCCGCTCTGAATTACTACACCAAGCTGTACGTGACGATATAGAGGGTCATGGTTTATCCTATACGGATAAGTTCTGGCCCGATATGTCCCATCAGCAGGCGTTCGCATCTAGCTTAGTCGGGTCTTTGACAAAAAAGTATGTCGAAGACGTTTCCGATGATGCAGATGCTAAAGCGCTCGCTAAATTCTTACATTGCAATGATGCATGTAAGGAGTGGGAACCTAATACCAATATTGGTAGTAAACTAGAAACTCTACTCGGGACCGTAAGACAGTCCCTGTATCACTTCTGGTTTCCAGGTAATGGTGGTTGCCCCGACCCCTTGATTAGGAATTCTGTTGAGATTTTTTCTCAGTCTCAAACAGGACCCGGATCGAGTCGGGGAGCTCACAGTAATAGCTTCTATGCTAAGCTGTTTGCCTCACGATTATCTGTTAGTTCGACACGTGTATACGACGAGTATACTCACTATATCAGTAGAGTTGCCGATTGGGCTGCAGCGGAAAAACACCGCGTAGAGACCCACGGCGACAGCTATATAGCGAACAGTCGTCTTAGTTTCGTTGCAAAGAACGATGATATCTCGCGCTGTATATGTACTGAACCTACACTGAACGGTTTCGCTCAGTTGGGAATAGGTAATATACTAGAATCTAGGTTAAAGGTTCGATATGGCATCGGACTGGACGACCAACAATTTAAAAACCGAGATCTCGCACGCCTAGGTAGCATAACCGACAATCTATCGACGATAGATTTAAGTAGTGCTTCTGATACTATCTCCCTCCGAATGCTAAAATATTTACTTCCTGACTCTTTTTATAGGGTCTTGGAGAAATATCGTACGCCTTTCGTGGAAATAGGTGGCGTGGGTACTGTTGAACTTCATATGGTCTCTACAATGGGAAATGGTTTTACATTCCCGCTGCAAACCATATTGTTCAGCAGTATCGTCACTGCGTCGCTTCGGTTTAGGGGTCTCCCTTTGAACCGTCGCGATAGCCAGTCGCTTTGGGGAGTTTTTGGAGATGATATAATATGTCCTCGTGCTTGCACGCAGGATGTATTAGATCTCCTTGACTTCCTAGGCTTCCGGGTAAACAGTGATAAGACCTTTGTTGAAGGTCCGTTCCGTGAGTCTTGTGGTAGTGACTTTTACTGTGGAGTAAATGTCCGGGGGGTATATATCAAAGATACATCCTCCCCACAAGCTCTGTACTCTGCAATCAACAACCTTGTCCGCTTTTCTACAAGAAGCGCGATTCCTTTCTATCGGACGGTCGATCTCTTAATGGCTAATCTTAAGCCAAGAGATCGTCTTTTTGTCCCTAGACTGGAGGACATGTCTTCAGGGATTCACGCTCCTTCATCGCTTGATGAAGTTCGTAAATACCCACGTGCTCAGGACATTCAGGGTAAGTTCTACCGCTGTTATGTCGCAAAGGCATCTACCATATCTATCCTCGAGGATAGGTTCATGCGTAGTAGACATTCTAAGGGGCTTGCTCATAACCCGCCTGGGTTATTTGTAAGTTTTTTGCAGGGCTGCATTAGAGACTCTCGTATTATGGTTCGGGAGAACCAGCCATACTGGAGTCTGAAACGCAGGGCGTCTTCACGGTGGGATTCCGTATCCCACTACAACGACGAACCTGTGTCTAAGCGTGATCACGACGATTATGGCTTAGACTGGCAACGGTGGGAAACCGTTGCACTATGTTACTTTACTTCGATGTAAAGTTTCATAGTGACCGTTATTCTTTTTAGAATAACTCTGGG